CACAACTAACAAAAACGCAATGTCTGCTGGACCAATCACAGTCAACGCAGGTGTCACAGTAACCATCCCAAGCGGATCAGTTTGGACTGTAGTATAGAAAATAAAAATTATGCCAGTAACAATTAATGGAACAACAGGAATCGTAAGTCCAAACTACACTGGGAATGGATCAGTGCCAGTTGGAAGCGTATATCACTTTGCAACTTCAACTACACCGACTGGGTTTTTGTTTTGCAATGGTAACACCGTCCCAAATGGAAATGGAACTGTTCAAGGAGTAACTGCTGATTTCTCTGCACTCTACGCTATCCTTGGAACTACTTATGGTGTTGCTGGAACATTGCCAGATTTGGAAGGTGTTTTCATTCGCGGAACTGGATCGCAAACAATCTCTGGAATTACCTATTCTGGAACTCTGGGAACAAAACAAGGGGATGCCATGCAAGGGCACTTTCACGGAGCGCAAACTGGAGCCGGAGGAGCTGCCTTTACAGTATCAGGGCCAAATACAACTATGTATTTTGGTGGAACTGGAACAGGTTCCCCAACTACAGACGGAACCAACGGAACTCCACGCACTGGATCAGAAACTCGTCCAGCAAACATCGCGCTCCTTCCCTGCATTAAATACTAACATATGGCAACATCACTCACACTCGAAAACGATAGTTCCCTCGCGCAAGGGTATATCAAAGTCAATGGCTCAACTGCCGCTACGCTGACTACCTCTGGTATTACAGCTAATCTAACTGGTAATGTTACTGGTTCACTTACCGCAGGAGGTTCACTTACTCTCGCAACTTCACAAATTGCATCTGGAACTTCGGTTGACTTTACTGGTATTCCAAGTTGGGTCAAGCGGATTACTGTGATGTTTAATGGAGTTAGCACAAACGGAACAAGTCCAGTTCAAATTCAACTTGGTGATTCCGGTGGAATAGAAACTACTTTATATGCAAGTGCTATAGCATTAATTACAGGAACTAATGCTTGTCAATTAAATATACATTATAGCGGGATTGTTGTTGCAGGTGAAAATGTAAGCTCAAATAGGATTGGAACTATTGTGATTTCAAATATATCTTCAAATCTTTGGATTGCATCAGGATCATTAGTTGATACATTGGATAATGCTACAGGAATAATTAACGGAAATAAAACTTTAACTTCAATTCTTGATCGAATCCGAGTTACAACAGTCAATGGAACAGACACTTTTGATACTGGAATAATCAACATATCTTACGAAGGATAATCATGCCAACAACAATTACTTCCGCAGGAATTACTTTTAACGATGCGACTTCGCTGACGAGTGCTGTTATTCCAGCCAACGCAGTAGGAGCAACGCAGATCGTAAATGGTTCTGTCACCTCAGCAAAACTTGGCACTACAGAGCAGAAACAGATCGCAAAGGCATGGGTGAATTTTGATGGGACTACATCGCCGGGAACTATCCGTTCCAGCTACAATGTTTCTAGCGTTACGAAGACTAATACAGGAAGGTATATTGTGAATTTCACAACTGCTATGACTGATGTAAATTATACCGCAGTTATGGGAACTTCGTGCAGAATTGGAAGCGTTAATGGAATCATTCTAGTTGAAGACACTGTTAATTCAACAAGAACAACATCAGCCCTTCCAATAACAAGCCTTAGTCTTGGATCAGCATATGAGGACACATCTATTTCGCAAGTAGCAATCTTCGGAAACTAATTTTATGCTTATCACCTATCCACAACCTAATGGTCAACTAGCGGTAGTCATTCCTACTGGCGATGTTAATGACGCAATCAAAGATGTTCCTGCTGGAGTAGAATACAAGATTGTTGAGTCAGTTGACATTGACAACGACTACTTCAACGCATACAAGTTCGACGCTGAACTTGGAGCAAAGGTAAGCATTGATAAAGCAAAAGCTATTCACCTTGATAAGTTCCGTGCTGTTCGCGCTCCAAAGCTCGCTAAACTTGATGTCGAATACATGAAGGCAGTAGAGGCGAATGATGAAGCAAAGAAAGCCGCAGTTGCCGCAGATAAACAAGCATTGCGCGATGTCACGCTGACTACGCTTCCTGACGATCTTGCTGGCATTAAATCAACTTGGCCTGATATTCTAAATTAAATACTATGACTCCTTGCACTCCAGCACCTCCATGCGACTTGGGATACCCGTTGCTTTGCGAACCTCTTGAAGTTACAGCAATCGCAAAACGACTTGTAGTAGAAGACCCGTCTGCTTGTCAGAAAGCAATTCAGACGCCACCATCTGGACAAGCCCTAATCTCTAACGCAAATGGAACTATATCGTGGACTAATGGAGCGAACAATACTGTCCTTCGCAAAACCTCTACTGGTAGTGTTGAATTTGCTACGCTGAATAGTCTTCTCCAATCTGGCCCAGTTGATCTTGGTAGCCGTCCATTGACTACTACTGGGGCGGTTAGCGTTGGTTCACTTGCATCAAATGGAGCGATTACCGCTACATCTATCACAGTAAGCGGAGCAGTTTCAGCAGCATCATTAAGTGTTTCTGGCGCGACATCGACAGCCGCGATTACTTCCAGCAGCACTATCCTTGCTAATGGTAACTCATCCAAGATTGGATACAATACTGGTGCAGGCGGGTCGATTACCCAAGGTGCAGGAGCAAAAACAAATACTGTTACGCTGAATCGCCCGACTGGAATTATCGTTACCGATAGTGCAGCACTCGCGGCTAATACTGCTGTTACCTTTAACTTGAGCAATTCTGTTATTGAGGCTACGGACATTGTGGTAGTGAGTCACATATCTGGAGGAACGCTTGGTTCATACAACTTCGCGGTGGCTCCAGCGGCAGGCAATGCAAATATCGTAATCCGAAACATCACCGGAGGACCATTATCCGAGGCTCTTACTCTGCGATTCATTGTAATTAAAAGTGTCAACGCATAATGCCAACAGACGGATCAGTATTTGATGGATTTACAAGTATTGTCGCGCAAGATGCTGACACGCATCCATCGTATCTTCCAGAGTTCTATGTAGCCGAGTCTGTCAATCGCACCTTTCGCGGGGGAATTAACCAGACTAGGCCAAGCATTCGGAATCTCCGAATAGTTGCAGGCGAAGGACAGCCATCAACTATCGTTAACGATATTGAAACTGGAAACTTCCAAGGTGCGTATCCATACCGCAAGGTCAACGAGGTGGCATTGGGAGATGGATTGCTTATCTCTGTGTCTGGTAAGATATACTTCCTGCATATCGTCAACAACTACGCAACGGCATATATCCTCCCAGGATTAACCGATTGGAATGACGCATCCCTGATGCACACATGGTTTGTGCAAGCCGAAGATCGAGTATACATTCAGAACGGTTATCAGTATGCAATAGCATGGGGTGGCGTTGTAGGAGCAGTATCAGCCACGCTCATAACAAAGAATGCCTACTGCGAGATCGTTACCGTAGGCACGACTGACTACACGCTAATCGGAGCGCCATCAAATACGGTTGGCGTCAAGTTCACAGCGACAGGCCCAGCGACTGGAACGGGAACTGTAGCGATGCCAGCGTATAGGCTTTACCCTAGCAAGGATCAGATGCCTATTGGAACGATCATGGAGTATGCGTTTGGGCGAGTGTTCGTATCTGACAAATACAATCAAATCTACGCATCAGACATTATCTTCGGGGCTGGATTTACCGACACTACCAATACACAGAACTTCAAGGAGATTACCTACTGGGCCGAGGGCGGAGCATTCTCGACTCCCGCGATGATGGGAAATATCACATCCATGAAGGTAATGCCGTATATCGGAGGAAACCTTCGCGGCCAAGGTGAGCTAGTAGTCCTCACAACGAATGGCGCATTCTCGATGGATGTCAGTATCCCAAGAGCATTGTGGAACACATCGAACATCCAGCGAATCTCCCTACTTGGTCGCGGCTGCACCAGCCCGTATGTTTCGCTAGTGAATAGCGAGCTATGGTTCCGGTCACATGATGGTTGGTCATTTTATTCAAATAGCCAATCCGAGTTTGGCAGATTTTTCTCGCTCAGAAAACTATCCCGTGAGGTCAATAAGTGGGTTGATTTAGATACGAAATGGCTGAAGCAATTCGCATCGACAATGTATGTGAACAACTACTTGGTCAGCACCGTTGCTCCACAAACAAGAAAGAATCAAGCTAAAGGATTGCACAGATACCATAGGGGGATGGTTGTCCTTGACTTGGATCAAACAGCAAGTCCTTCTCCAGACGCAAATCTTACATTCCGATGGAATGGGATATGGACTGGCTTTCGCCCGACTCAATTATTGACTGCACAAATCAGTAGTGAGAAACGAGGATTCGGTTTCAGCTTTGATGCAGATGAAAAGAATCGTCTGTATGAAATCACAAACGAGCATAGTGATGACTATGGGCCAAACGGAACAAGCAAGATTCAGAGCTTCGTAACAACTGGAAGATACGATTTCAACAGAAGCGGACTGACAAACAAGTTCATTCGGAAGAAACTTACTGGAGGAGAAATGTGGATGAGCAATATCCCCGGAGAGGTGACTAGCCGAGTTGACTATCGTTCTGATACTAACCAGTGCTGGTCTGAGTTAAAGGCTCCTACTACATACGGATGCAACCCGTGCTCACCTACTCTGATTGATGACTGCATCCCACGAAGGGGCGGGAATCAATACAAACGCTACAAGTTCACAACGCCAGACCCATCGGAGTGCAATGATATTACAGGAATCCCATCAGTGGAAGGCAGTGAGTTTCAACTGAAAATCAGCTTGACTGGGGTAGCTACCGTGGATAGGGTTCGGATCATGGCAAACATCAAGAACAACGAAGACTCGCCTATTGGTGATTGCCCAGAAGACCAGCAGGAATGCGCTGAAATCTGCTGCCCAGAAAGATACTGGGACTACGCTATTTACAATGGATAACCAAAGCAGCAACCCTCAAATCATTTTCCCGAATGTTCCAGATGACTTTTGTCCATCCGGCGACTGGAGAACTGTTTTCCAGACTTTCATTGATACGGTTCTAGTGAATGGAACAGTGAACATTCCCGACCTCAGTGATATTAGTTTAGAAGCAATCGCGCAACTTACTACCGATGTAAGCAATCTCCAGACTGAAGTTGCGGACATTCAATCCGACCTCACCACCATTGAGGGTAATATCACTACGCTTATATCTCGCCCTGTAGTTACAATCAAATCAAATCAAACTGCTATCGGATCAACAGACCAGCAATACACCGTGGTATTCCCGACAGCAATGCCAGGCGCGAATTATAGTGTATCATTGACTCCAGTAACTACGACAGGAACAAACCCAACAGCTCGCGTCTATTTGGTGAATGGATCAAAGACAGTGAATAGCTTTGCATTCATGGTAGAGAGCGCAGAAGTTCATACAACTTTTGTCGAGTGGACTACTATCCATACGACATAAACAAGAAACAAAAAACCAAAATAATATTATGACAACCCTTAAAGGAACTGATCCAAAACTCGTCAGCGGTGGAGCTAGCACTCGTGGAACTATCCGCGAAGGCATGGGCAATATGCCTAACCTTGGAGCTAAAAAGCCAACTGCATTCTCCAGCAAGCCTCTTCCTACTGTCGGCAAAATGGTAGGCGGATCTCGCTAATTATCGTTAACGATAACCCGTATGGCTGATACCCTCGATGAGATGGTGGAGGTAGTGAAGGGCTTCGTTGGCGATAGTGGTGTCTGTTCATACGACAGAGCCGTTAAAGCTGTAAATCAAGCGCGGCGGCTTCTATGGAATAAGCGAGCATGGACTACTCAAGAAGAGTATGTCCAAATCTGCTGCGTGAACGATTGCTTCACGCTTCCATCCAGATACGAGCAAATAAAACTTGCTTGGATTGGCAATCGGCCTGCTTCTCTGTCTGACGAATGGTTTAATGCAACTGATTCCCATGCTCTTCACGCAGACCAATCATGCCATAGAGGGATCGTAGAGGTAGGCGGACTCCATGTCCTATTCAGAGACTATACAACACGCTTCTATCAAATCGGAGTAATGGCAGAGGAGGCTGAAGACATCGGCGTAGAGTTGATGTTTGAGGCTCAAGACCAGTATGACACCTATCATAAGGTTAAGGTCACTACTGCCAATCCGCCAACGCTGGCGAAATCCGATCTTCTTGTTAAGGGGATTCGCGCAGTAACCAAACCGATTACCAAAGGCAGGATTCGCGTATATGCCTACGACACGGCATTGGAAGCAAAGACGCTGATTGCCATCTACCAGCCTAACGATGCCAACCCAACATTCCGTAGGTTCAAAGCACCAAGAACCTGCGAGTGCATTACGCTCTACGCATCCAAGAAATACTTTGAGCTAACCGATCCGAAGGAACTAGTAGAGTTTAATGCTGACGCGATGATCTATGCGGTTCTTGCATTGAACTCGCGCGAGAATCGCAAGGCGCAGGAGTTTATGGCTAATCTTTCAATGGCTGTGCAAGAGCAAGAGAAGGAGATGGAGGGATACGAAATCCCAACTGCTGCACCGCTTCGTATTGCAAACTTCCAGCGACCCGAAAATTTAGTTGGGAATTATCTTGGATCACCGAGTGCGGATGACTATTTCTTTCAACCTAGTTGGCCATGAGTTTTGCGGTATTGAGTCTTCCTAGATCAAGGACGGCTTGGCTTGCAGCTTTCTTTAATTCCGCAAACCTAACCTGCGAGCATGAGCTGATAGCCAAAAGCGATTCATTTGATAAAGCCGTAGATAAAATGAATCAAGGTATCGGAAGCGTTGATACTGGGCAGGTATTTAAAATAGGCGAAATCCAAAAGAGGGTTAGAAATCTCAAGGTTATTGTTATTGATAGAGACAAAGAAGATGTAAAAAAGTCTTTGAGGAAATTCAATCTGGTAAATGCGGATTCACTTATTGATCGGCAATCTGGGTTACTAGAAGAAGCCAAGGAGATATACCCATCAATCAACTACAAAGACATAGATGATCGAATAGAAGAGATATGGAGTATTGTTTCTGGAGGACTTGAGTTTCCTAAAGAGAAATACGAATCATACAAGAACTACAAGATTGAGCTTGCGGATATTATATCATTTACAAAACAAATAGGAGTTGGGAGGATTTTGAAAAACTATGGAATCGTCAAAGCAGCTATTTGAGATAGTATCCAGATGTCATTTTGAATCTTCATTTAGGGATAACCCTTCATCGGTTGCTGTAAAAATATCTTCCCAAAGCAGCGGAAGGTTTGGCAATGCTGTAATCGCCGCGCTATCTATGTTAGGGAATCCGCATGGGCCAGTTCAAGAAGTAACTGAAATGCTATCAAGCGAAGACCCTATTGCTTTTGCTCAAATGTATATCCAGAGTAACGCCAAAGTTCCCGGATGGGGAAATGGGTTTGTTAAAGGAAAGCGTGATCCTATTTGGGATGAAGCCCATGAGTATATTCAGAAAAACTTTCCAGAGTTGTTTTCTTTGATTGACGAAATTACAAAACTACTTCACTCTAATGGGAAAATGATTTTCCCTAATCCAGCTTGTTATACTGCAATGACCGCTATCGTTAACGATATTCCAGCGGATGCTGCCTCTTACATTTTCATAAGCTCAAGATTACCTGCTTGGTTTAATATCTACATGAAAGAAAGGAACAAATAATATGGGAGCACTAATCGCTGCTGGTGTAATTACTGCCGCTGGTGCTGCTGCCGCTGGTGGAATGCAAATGGCCGCTGCAAGTAAAGCCGCTAAAGCTCAAGGTGCGGCGGCTAAAGCTGCTGCTAGAAAAGAGAAGAAAGCACTCAAAGGATTCCAGCAAGGTCAAGCGCAAATCGAAGCTGACCTTGGACAAATCCAAGCTCCAGTAAGAGACCCAGAAGCCAACATTAGAGAAGCGGAACGGATTACTGGATATAATATCGCGCAACTTGATAGGTTGTATGGAGGTCAGTATAAAAACCTACAAGATTTAGCTTTGAGAGCAATCAACGATAGGCTTTCTGGACAGATGACCCAATCTGCCCGTGAAGCAACCATGCGTGAATCTGCCTATATGCAGGGGGCTGGATTCAATCCAGCAACAGCAAGGGCTGGAGCTATTGCGCAAAGGGGGCCATTTGATTATCTAAGAGCTATTGGTCAGTCTACCGAGCAAGCTGTAACTCAAGGGTTCAACATGATGGGAGACTGGACTAACCTAGTTAGAGGATTTATAGAAAGTCCATTACGAGTAAGTCAAGATAGTCTCGCCTACCAAATGAGAGCAGCGAATGTTGGTTTAGAGAAAGCAGGCATCCGCTCACAAATGCTATCAGCACAATACGGAGCGCAGACAGGACAAGCTCAACGAGGATACGCAAGGCAACAAGAGAATATCGCCACATCACTCGCCGCAAGGGAGGCTGGGGAAGAAACTATCAGAGGAACAAGCGAAGCATTAGGAAGCGCGATAGCGAGTGGATACGGAGCCTATAACCAATACGCTACTGCGGCTGGCGGAGGGGCCGGAGCAGTTACAGGCTTTCAAGGAAAGCGATATGTCCCAATAAAAACATCATCTGGAAATCAAGCATATTCTTTATACGGATAAAATTCTATGAGCATCGCTGAAATGATAAATCAGGGGACGGAGAGACAGTCGCAAAGCTGGTCTATCTTGGCAAAGAATCTTGGCGATCTTGGCCGTGAGGTAGGTAATCAACTTGCCTTACAGCAGTATCAGAAGCAAGCTGCCGAAGCGTTGCCAGCGATGCAAGCTGCCTATCGTAGTGCGATGGATGATGTATCTAGGGGATCGGTTTCTGAAGGATACAAGAAATTCATGGATGCCCAGTTCCAGTTTGGCGGATCGCAGAATCCTTTAATTTCAGGCCCAGCTCAGTTATTTGGGAAAGGCTTTACTGATTACGCTACGATCTATGAGAAGCAGCAGCAACGCCAAGCTCAGTATGGTGGTGGTGGAGGTGTGGCTAGTGGCGGAGGAGCGGATGGCGGTTACTACGATGTTGAAAGTGCATTAGGACTTCCAACGAGTGAAGATATACAAACACCTACAGGCGATGTTCCAATTAGTGAAGGCACAGAACTAAATGCTGAATATGTAGATGAACAGCCAGCACAAAATTATACAGCAAATCTTTTGACTCTTGCAAATTCTGCTACTCCGAAATTCAAAGAATTTTTAAAAAGTGTAGCAAAAAACCCACCGCCACCAGAAAGAGTTCAACAAGCAACTCAATACAATCAAGAATACGAG